CTTGACGTTGTTAAAAGAACAGTTGAAGATATCCTACTTAACCCCCCGCAAGTTTTAGGAACATCAAAACGTTTAAAACGTGGAGTTACTATTCCAAATCTTCACCACTTATTAGTATTCTCTTATTATACCAGTTATCATCACTTAATGCAATACATAGGCAGAATAGTTAGATATGAAGAAGGTAAAGTAGGTAAAGTTTTTATATTTAGAACATTAAATACCTATGAAGAAAATTGGTTTGATAAGATTAACAAAATCTATGACAAAAACCTTAAACAAGTAGATGAAATAGATTTGAAGATTAAGGGATATATATCATCATCTAATTATGACAAATGAAAACTTTAACTTAGCTGATGTAGATGATAAATTGATTAAATTATTACTCTTTTGTTTAGATAATAATATCAATTTATTCAAATACTGTGGAATTAGTTCTGAAAAAGAATTAATTATTACTGATGAATTGGAAATTCTTCGTATCTTTAAAATCTGGTCTGATAAAAAATTAATATATTTATCTCCAGATGGTATGTGGCAGTTAAATACTACTGTAAATCAGAATAGTATTCCAAAAAAAGATTTAATTACTAGTATCAGAGAATTTTGGTCATCAAAATATATTGGTATAGCTGGTAAATCATCTAATAATACAGATGTTCGTAGAGCATTAGAATTATTCTTTGATAGTATTAGCACTAAATATAATGCTAATGATATTATTACAGCTTGTAAGAAATATGTAGATATGTGTATGGCTACTAATAGATTCTTAAAAGATTGTGATAATTTTATCTATGATAATACTGGTAAATCTATGTTGCTAACATTCCTTGAAGATAACGAAACTACTAAAGAAGAATACGACAATGTTGTTTAAACAATTAGCGGATAAGATAATCCGAAATCAATCTTTTATTGGAAATGGTGGTGTAAACTTTTTACCCATTTATCCTATATTTCCTAGATTAAAATCATTTCTTCCAGGATTTATTCGTGGAGACCAAATACTAATTACAGGTGGTACAGGTGCTGGTAAATCAAGATTAGGATTCTTTATTGCATCTTATCTGTTATCATTATCACAAACAATACCTAATATAAAGATTAAAATCTTCTATAATAGTTTAGAAGAACCTGTAGAAAAGTTTAAAGCTATGTTTATCATCAACTATTTGAGAGAGAAACATAACATTAAGCTATCATACTATGAAATAATGGGATACTGGGATAAACAGTTTTCTAAAGACTATCACCCCTACATCATCGAAGCTGCTAATTATTTCTCTGAAACTATAGAACCCTATTTTGAGGTAGTACAAATACCTCATCCTACAGGATTTTATAAACTAGTAAGAGAATTTTTAGTTAAGACTGGTACTTACTACTACAAAGGTGTTCCTGCTAATCAAGGAGAGATATGGGATGAATATAAACCTAGTGACCCTAATCAATGGGTTATTACGTTTTCAGACCATATTGGTAACTACTTGAATGAATCAGGAAAAACATGGTATGAAACACTAGAACATTTTAGTGCGCAATACACAAGACAACGATTAGGTCTTAAATGTGGTGTAGTATCATTCTTTGTTCAGCAGCAAGTTCCTTCAAAAGAGGCACTTGAAGTAAACATCAAAGGAAAAACAATTATTGACAAACTAAAACCTAGTATCGATGGATTAAACAAAATCAAAACAACTAGTCAGGATGCAACTATTATCTTAGGATTATTCTATCCCTATAAGTGGAGAGACCATATACCAGCACAAATGTATTTAGGTTATGATTTAAAACTATGGAAGAATAATTTACGCACACTATTATTACTAAAGAGTAGAGAAGGTATTCTTGATGATTTAGAAATGGGTGTGTTATTTGATGGTAGTCGCAATTACTTTGCACACTTGGATAAAGACGATATGGATAGTAACGAAAAACTTTTAAAACAAATTAACAATGTTTGATATTGTAGAACCAACAGATGAACAATTAACCAGTTTATTACTGTATGGCTTACCTAAAACAGGTAAATCTACTATTCTTGCTGATTTAACAATTAAAGAATCTAATTCTCTAGTTATTAGTACAGACCCAAAAGGTTATCACTTCTTAAAAGCAAGAGTAAAGCAAGTAGATGATTACAAAGAATTTAATAAGTTACTTGATGAGTTAGCTAATAGTAAACTAAAATATCTGATTATAGATACAGTTACACAACTAGATATATGGTCAGAAATTGTAGGTACTTATATGTACATGAAAAGTGTACAAGGTAAATCATTTAATCGTGATGGTAAAGGTAATCCTATACTATATGGTGATGAAGGATTTACTAGCGTGTATAATCTAGCTAATGGTGCTGGTTATCAATACTCAAGAGAAGTAATGATGGAATGGTTTAGAAAGTTTCAAAAGATAGCAGAACGAGTAATACTTGTAGCTCATGTCAAAGACAAAAGAGTAGAATCTAAACTACAAGATATTGTCGATGTAGCAGATATCAATCTTACTGGTAAAGTAAAATCTATATGGTCATCTGTAGTAGATGGTATAGGATTTGTTTATCGTGATAAAGAAGAATGTTATATCAGTTTTGAAGCTAAACAAGATGTAATTGCTGGTTGCAGATTAGCAAGATTATCTAACCAAAACATTATGATTTCTGATGGTAAAACTGTTAACTGGAATAAGATTTATTCAGACATTAAAATTAAATAATTATGATTACATTTTCTGATTTTAAATTAGAAGGAACAGTAAAAATTAAAACAGCAACAAGGGAAAAGTATCCTAATAGAGCTGTTATCACTAAGTTAGAAGTTACAGAAGGACAACGTTCTGCTTCTATTCATTTTAATACTAAAGCACAAGAGTTGCTTGGTGTTGAAATACCTACGCAAGTAGTTATTATAAAGCATGGAGATACCTTTCTTATTTCACCATTTGATAAAGTTAAAGAGGTTAATCCTAATTTAGCTATGGCATTTGAAAGTAAGAAATTAGTATATCGTTTAGGAATGAATGGTAAAGTATCTTCTAAAAGTATTCATGCAGAATTAACTGAGAATGAATATCTATTAGTAGTAGAGAATGCTGAAGAAGGTATCTTTAAAATGGAACCTATAATAGATTATACAGCTAATACTCAATCAGATGCTCAATCTATTGTAACTATTCCAACTAATGTAGTAGTAGAAGAAGAATCTATTTTAGAAACAGTAAATAATGTAGAAGCTTATGATGAATTTTGAAGGTAACACAGGGGTAGAGGAGAAATCCCTATACACAGGTTTAGCACTATGCAAACCTAATGGTGTAAAACTATCAGACAATGGAGAATCACTATGGATTCCATTTAAATTTCAAGATGGAGATTTCCTTGTTGGTGTAACAGTTAAAGATGAACCAGTAGTATCAACAACTGGAAGTCATCTTTATATGTCAACTAAAGGAGATTGGCGTTCATTCTATATTAAGGATGAAGCTACCATGTTTGATATTAAAGAATCTAATGGCAGAGAGTGGTCATTCTTTACTAAAGAGAGTGAACCAGTTAAAGCTAGAATTGGTGAAATTGATTGGTATGAGTTCTTGCGTCAATTATTATCTTATCAGTCTAATCAAGAAACATTCTTGAAAGATATGAAAGCTAATAAACTGGATTTTGATTCAGTATTAAAAGGTAAAGCTAATTTTGAATCACTAATGGACCATGTTAGAACTAATAACTGTCATGTAGTTATTCCATTAGTAGTTAGAGAGAAACAAGATGGTACTCTAGCACAATCTTCATTGTTTAGATATATCTATCGTTCAGAAATTAACAATGGTAATCTTATAGTTCCACAAAGAGCTATTACATCATTCCAAAAGCAAGTAGAAAATGCTGAGAAGAATGGTACTAAGATTACTAATAGTTTCTTTAGCATTAAATACCAAGAATTTGTTCCGTTGCAATCAACAGAAACAACTGATACACCTGATTGGTAAACTTATTCACTAGAAAGCGTTACATTGTGTGACGCTTTCTTTTTATAAATTCCAATTATGAAACTTGATGGTATTGTAGCTTCAGAAAGTTACAACGTTTATAGTCAGATAGACCAATTTAAAGTATGGGAATCATTATTAGGATTTAGTGTAAGACTAAATGAAAAAATAGTAAATACATTACGTAATGATTCTAAACCTGGTTGTTGGTTATATGAATACGATAATGTTATCTTATTAGCTGATTTTGCTGATGTTACTTATCATGGTATATCTTGT